GCTATCTCCAATATTAACAACTGTGTCAGGTTTAAATTCTTTTTTTATTTCTTTTAAAAATTTGATTGCGTCTTTGTGATGATATGGAATGTGCATATCAGATATAACTAAAATTCGTTTATGACTCATGCAATTAATACTTGTACCTATTTTTAGGTGTTTGTAAAGGTTTAGACCCTATCTATCAAAAGCATAATTACATATGCCATAGAACTTATTAATGCACCAACAGAAATAAGCATAATTTTTTCAATTCTATTTATTTGTGATTGTAGATCGTGAATTTTATCGTGTGTTGCTTTTTGCATAATACGACAAAGTTTTTCGTGAGATTCTATTTTTTGTAATGCAGTTTTATCACTCATTTCTTTTTCTTTCTTCTTAGGTCTGTATCATGTTTTCTGCTTCCTCTCAAATAAGAATTTACTCTGGCCATCGCCCATCCTGACATTGGTATTTTTGGTCTTGAACCAGATGATAGCCAAGCACCTTGTCCTCTACGATAAACTTTCTTTAATTGTCCTAATGTAATATTTTTTCTGTTCTTTGCTTTTGCTCTAAGTGTAGAAATAACTTGAGCAGATAATGGTTTTCTTCTTACAGCCATTACTTAACTCTCGCTTTAAACATTGATAAAGGAATAGTAGCACCAGATTTATATAGACCTGACATTTTCTTTAATAGCTTTGATCTTGATGATCGTTTTTTACCTTTAAGACCAGATAGGTACTTCTTAGGTATCTTAGTCTTTTTATCTTTTGCTACTTTCCTTTTTTTCATTACTTCTTCTTTTTAGCTTTTTTCTTTTTTTTTTTCATTGGTGGTCTGCCTCTTTTAGACCCATATGTTCCTTTTCCCATTGGCATAATAGACTCCTTTAGTTTTGTAGTTTTCCACCAGACCATTTAGCATCTGGTAATCCATTAGTATATGATTTGCCATCAAATGTTAATACTTGTTTTCTATTTGAATTATTTGAATAAGAAACATGAACCCACCCTGATGATGGTTCGCCTGTGTAGTACTCTAAAATTAATTGATCAAAATTTACATTGTTTTGAATCCAAAGTGCTATTTGAAGATTAGATACACCAGCTATCTCAAAATCAACAGCAGAAGAACCATTGGAACAAGTATGTTGTGAATTTTCTGAACTGCCTATAGCAAGACACAATTCTTTTGACCTAAATCCTGATGTAATTGTAACAGGCTTGTCAAACTTTACTCTTACAGGCTCTAATACTTCATAACAAAGATCGCCTAAGTTTTTAATCTCTCCACTACCAGCTTTATTTTTAATACCTTTTCTTGTAGCAGTTTGTGATTTTTCAAATTCTTCTAATGTAAAATGTTTTGAAAGTTGCATCTAAACTCCTTATGGTTTAGGATATTTTGTTACTCATCTTCTCTTTGTTGTCTTGTTTGATAATCTGATCTTGCAGTTACTAAATTTACAAAATCAGTTTTGTTAGATGGTATTGCATCTGTAAAACTATCATCATTCATAAGTTTAGTAGTCCACTCTGTTTGGAATCTTTTCCAAGCATTGTTTTCTTTTCCAACAACTGCGTCTTGCACCCATTGGTCTATATCTAATAAATCATTTTTTAAGATTTTTTCGTTAGTGTCGTCTATATTTACTGTTATTGTTATTGCCATGTTATACCTCCTTTAAGATTAATTGTTTCATTATGATAGCAAAGTTATTGTCATTGTTGTTTCTGTTGCAGAAGCCGATCCACTAAGTATATTCATTTGTGCTGACCCATGAGATGAGGTTCTAATTTTCATTAAAAAAGTATCGTTTGCGTCCATATCAACAAGTGATGAAGCTGAAAAACTCCAAATTCCATCTTGACTTAACAATCTAGGATCAATTTGATTTAGATAATAATTTCTATTAGAAGCTACACCTAATACATACATCCATTGAAATGCTGTATCAAAATCAGTTAAAACTAAATTCATAGTTACTAAATATTTTCCTGTAACTGGTGCAGTAAAAGTATAGTTAGTTGTATTAAAATCTGAATTAACATCATAAATTTCAGCATCTAAATTAACTGTTGTAATTCCAGTTGAAATATCATTTTGTGAAGATGAAGAATAAGCGTGAACAGATGGCTGTGAAGATTTTGTTACATGACCATTAGCATCAATAGAGAGTGCATTTGCTACCCCTGTAAGTCCTAATGCTGGATTTAATTTTACTAATGCCATAATTAACCTTTTGGATTATCTGTTTTAATTTGTTGTATTCTTGCTTTCCAACTATCAATACCATCATCATAAATTTCTTCAAGTTGGTTTTCCCATGTTCCATATAAATTTTTTCTTGTAGCAATAACTGTTTGATTACTTTCTTCTGTGTTTCCAGCAGTTTCATAAGTTGCTAGTTGTTCAGCAGTAGGCTCATCAATATCATAATCCCAAGAAGATATAAAAGCACCATTACCATCTGAATTATCTTGCAAAGATACTTTTGTATTATCCCAATTTTTTGAGTTATCTTTTAAATATAAATCTATTTTTGTTTTTAAGTTTGCCATAATTTATTTTCCTTATTCTATAATTTTATATCCACAAAAATGTGTACCAGATTGTTCTGCAGTTGGTGAAGAACCATTAGTAGAAACTCCTACATATGCTGAAATTTTATCTCCAGCATTTAAACTAATAATTCCAGAAACACTACCAGACCTACCATCTTCCAACTCAGCACTATTTTCATAGTATCTCATTCCAGTATAATTTGTTTGTGAACCACCAGAGGGTGTGTGTTTTAAATCAAAAGTTGAAGCAAACATACGAGCATTACCACTTCCATACATATAAACTCTCAGATGCACAAAATATTTTCCACCTTCTCCACTTGGTACTGTGAAATCATAATTACTTGTATCAAAAGCACTATCGCTATCTAAAGTTTCTGTGTTAAATTGAATTTTGGTTGTAACACTATCAGGGATAGTTTGATTACCAGATAAATAAACACTAAATGCTGGTGTCATATTTCCACCAGCACTAGCCCAAGATAAAACACCAGAGCCATCAGTTTTTAAAAATTCGTTAGCACTTCCATCTGTAGTGGGAAAGGTAAGTGTATATGAAGCCGATGCACTATGACTAGGGCTACGCAATTTAATTCCATGACTATTTTGTTCACAGTTAAGCTGTAAAGTTCCAGCAGTTGTGTTATCGCCTTTAATTTGTAGTCCAGCAGATGATGAAGTTGATACAAAATTTGTTTTAGCATTAGTGACAGTAGAATCTGATGGAGTACCAATATCAAGTACATTTCCATAGACCATAATAAAGTCAATACTATCTGATGAAGATAAAGTTCCTGAAGCTGGTAAGAAAGTAATTGTTGAGCCTGATACTGAGAAAGATGATAGAGGTGCTTGAATTACACCATTGAGTGATACCAGCATATGATTTGCAGATTCAGGTACAAATGCAACAGAATCTACAGTTAGGTTATATGTGTTTGTCGAAGAAGTTGTTATAGCATCTAACTTAACAAAGTTTCCTACTGCTGGGGATTTTCCTATATATGCCATATTATAATGCTTCTATTTCTGCATCAGTTAATCCTAATGCTTTTAATTTGTTTTGTGCAGATACTTTATCATTTTCTTTTTGTGTTTGTGCATCTTTTAATTCTTGTATCTTTGCATTAACATCAGCTTCTGTTGGCATAGTAGCACCTTCTTTTATAACTTTAATATATTTGTATTGCATACGATCTTTGTTTGGAATTTTATTTCCATTATCATCTTCTTTTCTCCAACTAAACCATGAACCAGAATGCATAGATGCTAAAGCAAGATTAAAATATTCTTTATCTGTCATTTTATGTATCTCCTAAACGAATGAATGTTGCAAAGGTAAGGTTTTGATCTGTATCTCCTTCAGCAGTAATTGTAGCTTCACTATTTTTTTGAAATTTTATTTTATGTGTTGATGTATTCGTTACATCAAAAAGAACATTGGTAGTTGAACTTCCATATTTGCTTCCACCATCTCCAGCACTTGTGTACCACATTGAGCCTTCAGCAACTCTATTATATGAACTATTATCTGTTGTACTTAATATGTATGAATGAACATATCTTTGATCTCCAGAGCCTTGATACGTTTTTAGATTAATAGTAACTAAATAAATGCCAGTGCTTGGAAAAGTAAATATTCCAGAACTTTCTGTCATTCCTGTTCCTAGTGTTCCTAGACCTCTACTATCTACTCTTTCCCAATTTGAATCTATTTCCACTTGTCCACTAGTTGAAGAAGCAGTAGTTACTCTCCATTGATCTGCTACTGTAATTCCACCACCACCAACTAAACTTGCATCTATTCTTTTTAAAACTCCAGCATCACTAATTAATAATTCATCTGTATCTGCTGGTGCAGTTGCTAATTCTGTTTCTCCTGAAATAATATCTGCGTTTATCTTTGCATTTGTAACAGATGTATCTGCAAGTTTTGAAGTTGTAATTAAACCATCTTCTAAATCAGAAGAACTTACAGGTTTGTTTGCTGGTGCTTGTCCTATGTAAGCCATTAATTACTCCTATGTTATTTCTAGGATTGATAATGTTGCGTCTATTTTTGCTGTAACTGAACAATCTATTTTTAATATATCAGTTGTTTGAAGAACAACTTTACCACCTGTTAAAAGTTCTAAAGATGACCCAGCTGGAATAGTGACATCTTTAATTAATAAAACTGTTTCGTTTGTTTCTGTATCTGATGTATCTGAAACTAATTGAACACTTGCTGTAACAGAAGTTGTGTGAATATTACAAAGTGTTAATCCAATCACTACTGTTGTTGTAGATGATGGAACTGTGTATAGAGTTAAAGGAGTTCCAGAACTAGTGGGCATTGCCCCATTTGTTTTTACTTTAAAAGTGTTAGCCATGTGTTCTCCTTATCCTAAAGCTATTGCAAGTGGTAAAGCATTTGGGTCAGTTTCTGTTATTGTTCCTGTTACTGACGCAGTACTCGTTATTGCGTTTGATGTTGTGTTAATACTAAATAATTCTATGTTATCTGAACCATCGTTTATTTTAATTTTTAAAAATCCTGATGTTCCTGAATCTACCCAAATACTTCCAGCAACAAGTGAACTAGGTGCTGAAGTACCTACATGAGATGAGTTAATTGCACCCAGAATATTATTTAATTCTGTTCTAAAGGAAGCAAATCCCTGATTGGCTAATACTACATCACTTACTTGGCTCATATATAATCCTTATAGTTTAATTCGTTTAACTTTTCAAGCCATATCCAACAACTTGATAATCAAATGTTTTGCTGATTCCTGTATTACTACTATTATAAAACCTAATTGTAAAGCCTGTTTTGGATTTACTTGTGATCTGGTAATAATCTCCTGTCGCTAAACCTTGTGCTGAAATTCCAATACTTGGAGTTGCGTAAAATGAATTTGTAAATGTAATAGCTTGACCAGAAGCTGACGCAACAACATCTTCTCCTGATTCTGTTCTTTTTTCAAAATTTACTTTGTATTGTAGGGTGTGAACTTTTGCTCTAGCTTTATTATTATCACTTACAATCTTACATCTAAATTTAAAGTATCTACCTTTAATTGTACTTTGTTGTGCTATTTTTTGAAAACTTGTAATATTATTTAAACTTGTATTATCATATCCTACTTGTATTTCTGCACCAGCTTGTACTTCTGCACTACCATCAAAAGGTGCTTTTGCATCTTCAAATAGCGTTGCACCACGACCTGAATCAAATAAATCGTATTCATCTTCTGTTGTCATTCCTATTACAACTCCTAAATTAACATCATAAACTGCGTCTAAAGAAATAGTATTAGCAAATGTATAAAAACCTGATGATTGAATATTAGAATTAAAATTATTAGGATTAGATGTATTGTCAGTTCCACCTAAATCAAATACTCCCTCTGGAGAATCAAAATTTCCTATTGTGCTATCAAATTGTGTAATTGTATCTAATATCAAAACATTTCTACTTTCTGAATCTAGTGATATTGCTACATTACTATCTCTTGTTCCTAAAAAATCTGCCATTATTCACTTACTGTTAATATGTTTTGAAAATTTTGTAATCCTGAAATATTAGTTGTTACGATAGATGCTTCTGCACTTGCGTTACCTAATTTATCAACTGCTTTAATTAAAAAACTTCCTGTTTGTGCATTAACTACTAAAGAGTTTGATTTTCTTCTAACAACTTTAGCAAGAGGTGTACTGCCATTCCAAGTAGCACCACTTTGAACATCTTGGTATCTTACCTCATACCATGATATATCTAAATCAATTACAGGTGTCCAAGATAATTCCATTTGATTTGAGCCTACCATAGATACAGAAAGATCATCTACATCTTGAGGTATTTCTGTTGCACCTACAATTTTTCTTGAGCCTGTTGTATAAGCTGACGATACACCAAAACTGTTTATAGCTTTTACTCTAACATTATAAGTAGCATCATCAACTGCGTTAAGTAATTCATGCCTTAACTGTGTTCCATTTGAAATAATTTTAAAATTAGTTTCTGTACTTTGTTTAGCTTCTACTTGATAGTATTGAACAAATTTATCTGTACTAGCACCTATTTGAATATTTAATCTAGTAAGTACAACACCATCAGCATATTCAATCATTTCATCTGTTAAAGTAATAGAGGCTGGTGCTTGTATCGTAAATGGATTAGGAAGATTAGTAGTTGGTACTGCTGTTGCTTGTGTTTTAGAAGCCCAAGTATAATGCGTGGCTTGATACTCAACAAGTGATAATCCTACTGTTAAATCTCTATTAAAAGTAATTCCAAGAACTCTAAAAGGTTTAGCAGAAAATCCTAAAGAACTGTGGCTAATATTTACGATTTCTCCAATAGATAAATCATAACCATTAAAATCAACATTAATACCTAAAGATAATGCTTCTCTACTTCTTCTAAGTATTACTTCTGCCATTTCTTCAGCTTGATATTTTGATGTTAATGTTGTGAAGTTAAATCTACCCTCTAAAAGAAAACCACCATCTTCTGTTTTCATTGTTGCGTGTCTATCTGCACTTGGTAATCCTGAATCATCTATTGGTGGAAACTGTGCTTCATCAACTTGGAAATTACGATCTGGATTAACAAATCCTACTATTACTCTATTGTATTTCTCATTCTTTGTAGGTGTAGATAATGAATAGCCACCTATAATATTATCTTCTGTTAAAGTTATAGAAGCACTTCCTGTTGTTTCTATAATTAAATTATATTTACCAGCATTATAAGGTAAGTAGCCTCTACAACCTT